CCCGTTGGCTCGTACTGGCCGCACACCGGAAGAAGCGCAAGCAGCCACTCAAGCAATGGTTCGCGCCGTGGATCAGCCATTTGGCAAGGCGTTTGGCGTCGCTAACACGCCCGAATACCAAGCCGAGGCCGGGCGCCAGATTGTAGATTTCATCGGCCAGAACGTTCAAAAAGGCGCGAAGTGGATTTCTGAGCGAACGGGTGTGCCGGTTTCCGACGTGGAGAACATTATCGGCACGACGGCTATCGCAGTGCCCAAAGTTGTTGCGCCTGTCGCCCAAGAAGTTAAAGCTGTCACCGCGCCGGTAATTCAAGACATCAAGGCCGGCGTCACTGCGCCGTTTCAACCTCAACTTCAAGCGCGGCGCGAACGGCTGTCGTTGGAAGACTACCAAAGAGGGCCGCAAATTGAAGCGGCTAAGGACGCAAAAAGATTGGGGTTGGCGCTCAACCCAGTTGACATCAAGTCATCACCTGGCACGCGGGCGATGGCTATGGCTGCCGGTGAAGAAGGCTTGCGGAATATTGCAACGACGAACATCCCCCGCGTTCAACAAGTCGGCCGAAATGAAATGGGGCTGCCGCCTATCGCGCAGTTGAACGGGCCGGCGGCGTTTGATTCTGCTAGGGCCAAAGTTGCCGGGCCGTATGAAGAAGTTAAAAAATTGCCTGTTCAGCAAGCAGATCAGTTTGTTGTCGCCGGGTTGGAAGGGTTGCGGCCAAACCAAGCGTTGATCGGAAAGCAATCCGAAGCCGCAGCCGCCAACACCTTGATCGATGACGCTCTGGCTAAAACGCAAGGCGGTTTAAGCGGCTCGCAGTTGTTGGACAACATCAGCAGCTTGCGTAAGGACGCGCAAAAAATTCACAAAAGCCCTAGTGCTACGCCAGCGCAAATTGACTTGGCTAACACGCAACTAGCAATTGCCACACAGTTGGAATCTATGCTGGACTCCAGCATTTCTAACCCTAGACTTTTGGGCCAATGGAGAGAAGCACGCCAAAAGATGGCGCGCATCTACGGATATGAAGCGGCTACCGACTTCAACACTGGCCTGATAGACATCAACAAACTTGCCGGCATCACAGCAAAGGACAACGCACTGACGGGCGACATCGCGGCGCTTGGCCGCGTAGCTGGCAACTACCCTAGCGCGTTTACCACCACAGTCGAGGCGCCTAGCTTTAGGGAGCGAATGATTACTCGCGGCGGTCCTACAGGCACTGCGGGCGGCTTGACCGCAGCTATGCTGGGGGCTGATTGGCAGACGGGTCTTGCAGCGGGCACCGGCGCGGCAGTGCTGGGCTATCTTGGCGGCAAATACGCCGCGAATAGGCTTGCGTCTCCCAGCTACCAAGCAGGGCTGAACATCCGCGACATGCGTATCCCCGTGGCCGAGCCGCCGCTTGGGCCAACTATTCCGCAAAACCGGATGCTTGCGCCGTACACGGCGCCGGTCGAGGTATTGCCGCCCGGTGCGGGGCCATATCAGCCAAACTTCACTATGGTGCCCGAACGGTATGGCCCGCAAGTGACGCCTGTTGCGCCGGACTTGGCGCGCGCACTACCAGCCCCCAGCGCCGAAACTACAATGAGCGCACTGCGCGCAGAGCAGCAACGCGCTGCGGGCATGTCTCGTACGCTCGGCCAGCAAGCAGAAGCGCAGCAGGCCGCAGCCGAGGCTGCCGCGCGCCGCCCGGCCAGCCGCGAGGTCATTCTTGACATTAACCCGCTGACTGGCGTGCCAGAAATCAGCGCCGGCTTGCGCGGAGCGACGCCAGCTACGTTCCAAGATTTTGGTTCGTCGCTTAAATCGGCGGCTGACAAGGCCACCGCAGGCCGCGCGTTTGACATGACCGCCGCCGAAAAGGTGGCGTGGAACAAGACAAAAGTTGATCTGGCCGAAGTGGCGCCGGGCTTTAAGGCGCTCAATGACAAGGCTGTTGCCGCCAAGATGATGGACCGCCAGTGGGCGGCAGAGACGGCGCAGAAGGCGCGCGAACAAGCCGCAGCTTTTGAGCAGGTTGCAGCCCGCGCCAAAGACGCGCAGGCCCGCGCTAGGGCAATGGCCGACCGCGAGCGCATGATGGACTTGGCCGACATGTTGGAAGAAAATATGCGCGCGCCGCGCCCCGACGTGTCGGGCAAACAGCAGGGGCCAAAAACCCGCGCTGCTAAGCGCAACGCGCTGGCGCCGGACAATCAGAACAACCTCGCGCCCTAACTGCAAACTCTTGTCACTCGTCTTGAACTTCGCGCAAACGTTTGGCCAAATTAACGGTCATGGACTACCAAATTCTCTTCAACATCGCCGTGGCCGTCGCAGGATTCTTCGGGGGCTGGACGCTTAACCGCATCTACCAAGCCATTGACCGGCTTGACGCTGACGTGCGCCAGATGCCGTCGCACTACGTCGCTCGCGACGACTACCGCGCCGACATGGCCGACATCAAAGGAATGTTGGGTAAGATTTTCGACAAGCTCGACAACAAGGTAGACAAATGATTGCAAAAGACAAGCTACAACATCTTGCAATGGGCGTCGGCTCAACCATCGTCTTGGCCGCGATCCACTTCCTGCCGCTGGGCTGGGCCGTTGCCATTGGCGGGATCGTGTTCGGCATCTTTTACGAGTTCCAACAATGGTATCGTAAAGAAGGTCAGCCTGACGTTTGGGACGCCATAGCGACCGCGCTGCCTGGCGTTGCCGCTGGCGTGGCTCTGGAACTGCTGAAGGTGTAAGTATGTCAGACCAAGACCTGAACCACGAACTGGCGCTCATCAAGGAGCAGGCCAAAGTTGAGCTGAGCAGACTGCAAGCGCAGAGCACCGCCAAAGAAGTGGCTGGTAAAGCGATTGGTGAAAGCGGCCTCTTCTACATCACGCTGATCATCGTGATCGGCGTCGGTTCTAGCGTGGTGCTGGAGAATGAGAAGATCGCCGCCGTTATGGGCCTGCTGGGCGCCGCTTTGACCGCGCTGATCAGTATGCTCAACGGCATCGCTGGCGCAAACACCAAACAAGAGAAGCCCGAGTTTGAGGTCATGAAGCAGTTGATTGACAAGCTCGACCGCCTTGAGCAACCCATGCGCGTTGACGTTGAGGGTGACAAGGTTACCGTTCGTAAGGGTGACGACGTTGTCACAACGAAGAAGGAATAAGCATGGACTGGCTTAAACAGATCGCGCCCACCGTCGCAACCGCGCTGGGTGGCCCGCTAGCCGGCATGGCCGTGTCGGCTATCTCCAAGGCCATCGGCGTGGACGAGGACAAGGTCCAAGACATGATCTCCAGCAACAAGCTCAGCGCCGACCAAGTGGCGCAGCTAAAGTTGGCCGAGATTGAGCTTGCCAAGCAGGCGCAAGAATTGGGATTGAACTTCGAGAAGCTGGCTGTAGACGACCGCAAGAGTGCCCGCGAGATGCAGGCTACAACCCGCTCGATGATGCCGCCCATTTTAGCTAGCGCGGTCACCGTCGGATTCTTCGGCATCGTGGTGATGATGTTCTTCAACCAGATCGACAGCAACAACCCAGCCATTTTGATGATGCTGGGGTCGTTGGGCACTGCTTGGACCGGCATCATTGCCTACTACTTTGGCTCGTCTGCTGGCTCTCAAGCCAAGACAGAAATGATGGCGAAAAAATGAAGCACAACTGGGAAGAAGCGATCAAGCACATCCTCAAGTACGAGGGCGGTTACGTCAACCATCCCGACGATCCCGGCGGGATGACCAACTTGGGGGTGACCAAACGTGTCTGGGAAGAATGGACTGGCAAGCCTGCCACTGAAGCCGACATGCGTGGGCTTACCGTTGAGATGGTTTCTCCGCTGTACAAGAAGCGCTACTGGGACGCTGTGCGCGGCGATGACCTTCCTAGCGGTGTTGATCTGTGCGTGTTTGATTGTGCCGTCAACGCTGGCGTTGGTCGGGCTAGTAAATTTCTACAGCAGGCTGTTGGAGTGACTGCCGATGGGCAGATCGGCCCCATGACCGTTGCGGCCACCACAGCCAAGCCCGCCGAAGAGGTTATCGAGGCGTTCTGTAACCTGCGTGAGGCTCACTACAAGAGCCTATCCACCTTTGCCACGTTCGGCAAAGGCTGGATGCGCCGACTGGACTCGGTCGAAACCGAGTCCAAAACGCTATCGGCGTAACAAGGCCCGGTAAGCCTCCAGCGCCGTCTTGAGGTCTTGGCGCAACTGCTCTAGCTGGTCCTCCTGCTCACGCATCTTTGCGTAGGAGTCTTGCGCGAACTTCGTCAGCACCATTGGACTCCAGCTTGCGAAGTCTGGCCCCTCCGTGCGGCTTGGTGGGGACGACGCGCTCTTCTGTGGTGAACTTGTGCTCATTGCCGCATACCCTTGATCTCTGGATGTACTCGCCCATCTGGCG